GATGACTGGCGATTTAATACTTGGTGATAATGTTAAGATAGAAATAGGAGACGCTACAGGTGGAGATTTACAAATATATCACGACAGTAGTGATAGTTATATAAGTGAAGAGGGAACTGGAACTTTAATTATAAGAGGATCAAATGCTGTAAGACTTACAAATGTAGGTGGTGATAACATGTTCTTGGGTAATGATGGCGGAGCAGCAGAGCTATATCACGCTGGAACTAAAAAATTTGAAACTGCAGCTGCAGGAACAATAACGACAGGAACTGTGGCAGGTGACGTAGTATCAGCACATCCAACAGAAACAAGTTTTGCAACTGATGATGTAATTGCAGTTTATGATACATCTGCATCAGCAATTAAGAAAGGAACCATAGCTAATGTTGCCTTACAAGGACCAGCAGGATCGCCTGGTTCTAACGGAACTAACGGAACTAATGGAAGTCCTGGCCCACCAGGGCCACCAGGACCAAGTGGTACAATTACAAATACATCATATCAAATGACAGCTTTAGGTGTTGGAACTTCTGCAGGACCGACGGGCCAGATCCGAGCGACCTCGAACATCACAGCGTATTATTCCGACTCGCGTCTAAAAGATTTTGAAGGACCAATTGATTCTGCTTTAGATAAAGTAAAAGCTTTGACAGGTTATTATTTTAAGGAAAATGATTTGGCTAAATCGTTTGGATATGACAACGAAAAACGTCAAGTTGGTGTAAGTGCACAAGAGGTAGAATCTGTTTTACCTGAAGTTGTAACTGAAGCACCTTTCAATGCTGACTATAAAAGTGTTTGGTATGAAAAACTTGTCCCTCTATTGATAGAAGCTATTAAAGAGCTAGACGACAAGAAAAAGGATAAATAATGTTTTTTGGGGTACTCGGATTTGGTGAGTCACCCTTTGGTGACGTAGGTTTTAATCCTGATGTAAAGGTTAATGCTACAGGTCAAAGTTTAACATTAACTTTATCTAACGCATACTCCATAAATAAAACTCACTTTGTAAATGGTTTTAATTTATCACTTACACAAGGAACAGTAACACCACAAGTTGTTCCACAAGAAAATAACTTTAGCACGACTGTTACACTAAACGATCCAACTGTTATTGCTGACGGTACAATACACTTACCAGCAAACAGTCTAGGAATGACAGTAAGTTTGGGTGCAACGACAGGTTATGAAGTTATTGCATCTGAAACAGGTTTTGCAATACCTGTAGATTTAAACTTTAGTCAGGCTAACATTTTCTTAAATGCACAACCAACCATAACTGGTCAAACTATAACATCAGCTGTAGGACAAGTTGCAACAGGACCAGGCATAACAGGATTTGAATTAGATGCTGCTGTATTAAAAGACGATGGTGAAAAAACATTTACAGTTACTGTTACACAAGATGGTAGTTACAATAACATTTTTGTTATAGATGGTGTACAAAAACCTTCTTTATCTCTCATTACTGGTAATAAATACATCTTTGATCAAAGTGATGGCACGAATGCAACCCACCCACTTAGAATTGCTGCAAACGGAGTAATAGATAATACAAATGTAACTGTTGTAGGTACACCGGGACAAGCAGGTGCTAGAGTAGAATATATTCCTCCTGTCAACGAGACTAGAAGCATAACTTATTTCTGCACTACACATGGTGCAGGTATGGGAAATACTATCAGTATAACTGGTACACAAATTAATTTAAGCCCTGTAGCAGCTGTATCTGGTCTCTCTATGACATCTAGTGTCAATTCTGTGATACCAAGATGGATAGCTAATGTAACAGGTCAACAAGCTAATTTATCAGTAAATAATGTTAATTTAGGTTATGCTGTGAATGCCACAGGTAATCTAATAACCAGCGTTACCGATGGTCTTTTTGCGTTTACATTTAGTGACGTAGATGATACAACTACAGCTACGGTATCTGGAACGTCTATAAGCACTACCGGGGCCGGAGGTGCATCTTATTCAGATGTATCGACATCAGGCGCGGGTACAATACCAAGTACAGCCGTGCCAAATACTGGTGCCGGAGGGTCTTCTTGGTCTGAGGTATCGACAACAGGCGCAGGAACAATTGAAGGAGAGGCGGCATAATGGCATCAACGTTTTCTGATAGATTAGGAATAGAACTAATTGGTGATGGTGAGCAATCTAACTCGTGGGGTACTACAACAAACAATAACTTTGGTAATATCTTTGACGAAGCAATATCTGGATTTTTGTCAATTGATTTAGGATCAGCCGGTTCAACCTACACTCTTACATTTAACAACGGACCTGTAACAAGAGCTACACAATCAGATAGGCAAGCTGTTTTAAGATTTCATAATTTTACAGCTGCTAAAACTATTCAAGTAGATACAACTACAAGTCCTAACAGCACTCGTGAAAGAGTTTACAGGATTGTAAATGACGGAACATCTAGTGGAACAATACAATTTAAATTAGGATCAGGCGGTAACACTTCTGATTTAGTGCCACCAGGTGGTAGAGCAATTATTGCAACAGATGGTACTAATTTCTACACACTAGCAGGTGGCGGTAGCACAAATGGATCTAATTGGACATCAGCACCATTAACAACAACAGCAAATGTATTTAGTGGTCAAAAAGTTTTTATAGACACAGCAACAAGTGGAGCGTTTACAGTAACTTTACCTGCTGCTCCAGCGGTGGGCGATGAAATTTCTTTTCTAGATATAAAAAGTAATTTAGGCACAGCTGCTCTAACAATTAATCCAAATGGTAAAAAAATATTTGGAGCATCAGCAAACGGAACTGTATCTACTAATGGTGCTGGATTTACTATTGTTTTTACAGGAAATACGGATGGATGGATAATTACGGAGAAATAACATGGCAACCTATGAATCTAGAAGATATGCTATTATTCCAATTAATGCTACTCAGATAGCAGACGGAAGTGTTTCTAACTCAGAATTTCAAACTGTAGATACTAGCTCCTCTATTAATACACAACTAGGAACTAAAGTTCCACTAGCTGGTGGAACTATGACAGGAACTCTTGCTCATGACGATAATGTCAAATCTACTTTTGGAACTGGTGCAGATTTAGAAATTTTTCACGACTCTAATAACTCTATTATTAAAAATGGAACAGGCACACTTAAATTTTTAGAAGATACAACTGAGTTTAAAAACAACGCAGATAACTCAACTTTTTTATCAATTAATTCTTCAGGTGTAACAGGAGATTTTATATCTGGTCAAACATCAACTAGCAGTGCAGCTAGCTCAGACGAAATTATTCTTAAAAACGGTAGTGGTAACATAAGAAGAATTACTATTGCAAATGCTGCATTACAAGGACCAACTGGATCACCTGGATCACCGGGAGGAACAGGGGGAACAGGACCACCAGGACCACCAGGACCTGCTGGCTCTGCACCAAATAGTACTACAGCTGTAGGTGCTTTAAGAATGTTTGTTCATCCCACAGATAAACCAACTAATGGATCTGATACTCCTCATACTGCGGGTAGCTCTTATTCTGGTAGTGTATTAAGTAATTACTTTTTTTCAGGAACTACAACTGCTAGGGCTTGTAAAGTAAGTGGATCTGCGATAGGCACAGGAACTTGGTTATGTCTTGGACCTTCAGGACGTTTTCGTGGTTCAGGTGGAGGTGACACATTTAATTTTAGGTGGCCTGGTTTATTCTTGAGGACATCATAATGGCAACATATGAATCAAAAAAATACGCAATACCAGGAGAAAGCATAACTAATATAGCTGCTACATCTATTGCAGACGGTTCTGTTACCAACACAGAGTTTCAATCAGTTGACACAACTACCTCTATCAATACGCAGTTAGGAACTAAATTACCAAAAGCCGGTGGAACTATGACGGGAGGTATAGTATTTCCTGATGACACTGGTCTAGCTCCAGCAAAAGTGTCTTTTGGAGCAGGAGATGATTTAAGAATTTTTTCTGATGGTTCAGTTGGAATAATGAAAGGTAATGATTTA